CCGCCGTCTGCCATACGGCGGGGGAGCTTTTATTTTTCGAGCTGTTTTTTCAGGGCGTCGATGCGTTTTTTGACGCCGCTGCGCGCGTTGTAGGCGTAGGCTTGCTCGTAGAGGGCGAGGGCGTGGTCGGCTTCGCCTTGCTCTTCGGCGCGCTCGCCTGCGGCTTTGAGCAATTTGGCGCGGATTTGGTCGGGCATGTTGTTGATGTGCAGGCCGTTGTCTGCTTTGGCTGTGACCCAGTCAATCAGGGTTTGCAGGTTTGGCAGGCTGATGTCGCTGCCTGCGCTGATTTGCTCGGCCATTTGCTCGATGATGATTTCGGGCATGGTGCGGCTGTATTCGTCGGTCGAGGCCATTTGTGTCTCAATGGCGAGTTGCGCCAACGGCATGGCGGCGTCGAGCGCGCCTGTGTCAATCATCCAAACTAAAATCGTCGGGGTCACTTGGTCGTCTTCGGCTGCGCGGCCGGTATCGATGACGCCTTGAATCCAGTCGGAATAATTCGGAATCATGGCGGCTTTGGCGATAATTTTGTCTTGGATGGAATCGATATTTTTTAAAATCGCTTTGTCGTCTTTGAGGCTTTTGTAGAGGCGCTGATAGACGGTCAGGGCGTTGATGTCGATGCTGTCCGTCGAGGCGGCAGCGGCAATGCTTTGGTCAAAGTGTTGGCGAATGAGGGTCATTTCAGACGGCCTTTCTTTTTGTCTTCGGGGGGCTTGCGCCCCCTGTTTTTATTCGGTGTATTTCAGGTTTTCAATCAAGACGGCCGCGCCGTATTCTTCGACGATGAAGTCGATGTTTTTTGATTGCAGGCTTTCAAGCTGGTCTTTTCGTGGGTTGTCCACGATTAACCGGCGCTCGCCGCTGATTTGGTAGTAAATCGACAGATTCGATACTGGGGTAATCAGCAGGGTGTTCTGCGGCATATTGGGGACGTACATAACCGGCAGGCCGCCCAGTGTGCGCTCTTTGTTCAGACGGCCGCCTGCTTCGATTTCGGTGGCGGTATCGCCTGATTTGTTGACAATTCGCAGGTATTTGTCGCCGACGGTACGGCGGCTGGCCAAGACAACAAAGTCGGAGCGGTCGGCAAAGCGTTCGTCCATGATGTTCAGAGCGTCGGTGACTACGGCGTCGAGGTTTTTGTAATTGGTTGCGCCCGGGCCATGTGGGACGGATGTGACCGATGTGCCTGCTGTACCGATGCAGCGCGCTTTGTTTTCTTCGCGCATTTTTTGCAGCCAGCCTTTGGCAACGTCTTGCAGCATTGGGTTGGCGGAGGCGTCGGAATCATCGGCGCGGCTGGTGCCGTTCATGCCGATGGTGACCAAAGACAGGGCGATGGATTCGGCGATTTTTTTGTTGATGTGTTTCGGGAAATCTGTCAGGTGCGCCCATTGGTCGATTTCGTCATAGCGCAGGGCGGCGTCGAAGTTGGTTTTCTCGAGCGAGTATTTGCGGCCGCTCAAGTTGTGAATCGGCTTAGGTTTGCGTTCTTTGCCTGCGCCGGTGGTGTCGGTATTGCTGCCGATCAAGCCGGATGATAGGCCGATGACTTCGCCTACTTTTTCAGTTTTCGGGCGCAGATTGATTTTTTGTAGCAGTTCGGTGTTTTGGGCAATCTCGTCGTACATGGTCTGCACGGCGGTCGGGGCGATGGTGTAGCCGTTGCTGACTTGCTCTTTGCTGATGCCTTGGGCGGCGGCAACTTCGGAAATCATCGCGGCGATGGCGAGACTTAATTTAGTTTGGTTCATGATGCGCTTTCTGTGGTATTGGGGGATGGGGTGGATTCGGGTTGCTTACTTACCAAACAATGCGGTCGGCTGATTGGCTGCCGCTGTGTTCTTGGCGTTGGCCGGTGTATGGGCTGGCTTCGATTTCGGCTTTAAATTTGTCAAACTCGGCGCGCAGGGCGTTGTATTCGGTTTGCTGGGCTTCGATTTTTTCGTCCAGTTTCTCGATTAATTGGGCAGCTTTGCCGAAATCCCAGCCGTCTTGCTTGAATTGCTTGCCGTCTTTTGGCTCGCTTGGTTGCTCCGGATTAATGGCCGGTGGTTCGGGCTGCTCCGGTTCTTTTTTTCCGAAGTATTTGGCAAATAGGCGGCTGAAAATGCTTTCTGCGTGTTCTTCGGTCAGTGGTTTGACGGTGTTGTCGGCTTGGTTGCTGTCTTGGTTGTTGTCTTGAGGCTTGGTCATGGCGATTTCCTGCGTTTCGGTTTGTCGGTAGGCGGTAAAGATTTTTTCTTCGGCCTTATTCTTGGCGGCGGTGTAGTTTGCGGTCGTGCCAAGACTTGCCGGTGTGTCTGTAATGGCGAGGCCGGTCAGGTAGGCTTTTTTGGTATCGGCAAAGCGCGGCGTGATTTCCATGCTTGTGTAGATTTTTTGGCCGCTGTCCCAAAGTTTTTGGAGGCTCTCGGTAATATTCAGCTTGGCCAGCAGGGCGGTTTTGGTTTCGTCTTTTGCCCACGGCTCGGCTTTAAGTTCGACGACGTCGCCATAGCCTCCGGCGAAATCTGGAAACAGAAAATTCATGTGTTCGAGATTGATGCGCGCGCCGTAAATTTCTGGGTCGTATTGGTCGGCCATTTCTTGCAGCTCTTTGGCTGAAATGGTGCGTCCGTCTGCGGTTTCGCCGCTGACGCCGATAACGCGCCAATCGGTTTTTTTATAGGTCATGGGTGGATGTCTCGCGTGTGGATGGGCATAGTTTGGCAAGCGCTGGGCGCTTTATCTATGATTTGCGATTTTTGAGGATTTTTTTAAAAGGCGTTTGGGTTTAAGGCGGTCTGAAAATCATTGATTGTTTGGTTTTCAGACTTTTTTATTTTTTGAGAGATGACAAAAGAATCGTTAATCAAACCAAACGTCGATCCGCGCTTGATGGCGCGTGAGCTTTATTGGCAGGGCTGGCGGATTTCGGAGATTGCCCGACATCTTGGTCTTAAGGCGCCGGCAGTTTACTCGTGGAAAAGCCGCGATAATTGGGACGGCGGCAGTCCGGCGGTGCGCGTGGCTGCGTCGGCAGAAATGCGGCTGCATGTATTGATTGCGCAGCCGAAGAAATCGGATGCCGACTATAAGGAAATGCGGCAGCTTTTTGCGCTGGTATCGGGCGGCAAGAAAGCCGACGCGCGTCAGCCTGATCTGAATGAGGTCGAGCAGGCGGCCGCGCCTGTGGTTTCAGACGGCCTGCCCTGGGATGTGCCGACTATCGACAATCCGCCGCGTGAGCGTCGGGAGCGTGAGAATGTGCGCTCGGCAACGAAGCCTGCGCCGAATAGTTTCACGGCAGAGCAGGTCTTGCGATTGCAGGAGATTTTCAGGGAGCAGATGTTTGAGTATCAGCGGATTTGGTTCAATCAAAAGGTACGTTTCCGCAATCTGCTCAAAAGTCGTCAGATCGGGGCGACGTTTTTCTTTGCTCGTGAGGCTTTTGTTGATGCGCTGACGACGGGGAAAAATAAGGTGTTTTTGTCTGCGTCAAAGGCGCAGGCGTTTCAATTTAAGCAGTATCAAATCGACATGGCGCAGATGGTCGGCGTTGAGCTTAAAGGCGCGGATATTCGTTTGGGCAATGGGTCGGTCTTGTACTTTTTGGGTACAAATTCACGGACTGCCCAAGGCCGACACGGCGACTTGTATGTTGACGAGTATTTCTGGATTCCCGATTTCAAAGAGTTGACTCGCCTGGCGAAGCCGATGGCGTCTCAAAGTCAGTATCGGATTACTTATTTTTCCACGCCGTCTGCGGTATCCCATCCGGCTTATTCGTTTTGGACCGGTGAGCAATTCAATGAGGGGCGCGATAAGTCGGAGCATATCAAACTCGATGTCAGCCATGACGCGCTGGTTGACGGCCGCGCCTGTGAAGATGGGCAATGGCGGCAGATTGTGACGCTCGATGATGCGGAGCGGCGCGGCTGTAATTTGTTTGACCGCCAACAGCTTCTGCTCGAAAACTCGCCGGCGGAATTTCGTCAGCTATTCATGTGTGAGTTTGTCGAGGACGGCGACAATGTTTTTGACTTCACGGCATTGCAACGCTGCGCGGTCGATTCGTGGGACGAGTGGGCAGAATTTTATAAACCATTCGCGGCGCGCCCTGTTGGGAATTTGCCTGTTTGGTTGGGCTATGACCCTGCCGATTCAGGCGACGCGGCGGCTTTTGTGGCTGTCGTGCCGCCTCGTTTCGCTGGCGATAAGTTCCGCATTGTTGAGCGTCAGATGCTGCACGGCAATGATTTCCAAAGCCAGGCGGCCTTTATTAAAAAGGCTTTCAAGCGGTACAACGTCCAAAAGGTTGTCATCGATAAAACTGGATTGGGGGCTGCCGTCTTTCAGATTGTGCAGGGCTTCTATCCGCCTGTGGTCGGGGTTCAATACTCCATGCAGGAGAAATATTTGATGATCAACAAAATGCACGCGCTCATGCGTGAGCGGCGCGTCGAGTGGGAGCTTGATTGGAAAGATTTCACGGCGGCTTTTATGAGTATTCGCACGGCTGTGACCGGCAGCGGACGCAATGTGACTTATGTCAGCGGTCGGACGAAAGAGTTGAGTCATGCGGATGTCGCGTGGGCGGCGTTGCAGGTGTTCTACCAAGAGCCGCTCGACGGCTCGGCGGCGCGTGGTTCGGTTGATGTTTTTTAATGAGAGGTTTTATTTATGAATAATGAGATTTTGAAAGAGGGTCAGTTTGATTGTGATGTCTTTTCTTTTGAGGACTACCAAGACGTTTACAGTCTGTTTGATTTTATTGGCTGCTTTGATAACGGCACATGGTACGAGCCGCCTGTCAATTTGTACGATGTCGAGCGCCTGCTGACCAAGGGGCTGCACCATGCGTCCGCCTTGCTGGCCAAGCTGAATATTTTGAAAGTCACTTTCAAGCCGACGGAGTTTTTGAGCCGTTCGGAATTTGAAAAGCTAGCTTTTAATTATTTGGTTTTGGGTAACGGCTATCTTGAGATGCAGCGCAATCGATTGGGCAAGGTCGTTGGAATGAAAAGCCGCTTGGCTTTGTACATGCGCCGCGCGTCAAACCTGAAAGACTTTGTCTATCTTCGGAATAATTTTTTACAGTTGGGCTATGAAGAAATCAAAGGCAGCGATGTTATTCACATCATGCAGCCGAATCTTAAACAGGAAATCTATGGAGTGCCTTATTATTTGGCGGCGATGGATTCGATTGATTTAAATGCGGCGGCGACTAAGTTCCGCGTCCGGTATTATAAGAATGGTTCACACGCTGGCTTTATTCTCTACTCGACTGATACGCAAATCGACGAGCAGGGCTGGGATGCGGTCAAGTCGCAGCTCCGCCAGTCAAAAGGCGACGGCAATTTTAAAAATGTTTTGCTCCGCGCGCCGGGCGGAAATCCTGACGGCATTAAACTGATTCCGATTGCAGAAGTCGCGGCGAAGGACGAGTTTCTCAATATCAAAGCCGTCAGCGCGGAAGATATGATGGCGATTCATCGCGTACCGCCTGCGCTGATGGGGATTGTGCCGAAGTCTGCCGGTGGTCTTGGCGACGCGATGACGGTGGCAAAAGTGTTTGCAACGAATGAAGTCAAGCCGTTGCAGCAAAGTTTCATTGACGTTAATGAGCGGATCGGGCTTAAAGTTTTTGACTTCGATAGCTATCAAGTCGAAGAGCCAACGCCTAAATAAAATCAAACTCAAAAGAAAAGCTGAATCCATTTTTTTCGGATTCAGCTTTTTTATTTTTGGGAATTTTTACCTGCCGCGGAGCGGCTCGCCGCGCACTGCCCTCCGCGCCTCCGCATTAAAAAAATCCTCTGCATTTTTATGCAGTCGAGCGAAATACTCAAAGTCTTATATTCAGACGGCCTCTGGCATATTTTTTATTACGCGTTTTTTATGCGTTTTTACGCAAAATTCCGCGTTTTCTTTCTAAATTATTCGCCAGCTTTTCGTCGGCGGTATTTTTCGCGTAATTCCATCACATCACGGCCGAATAATTCCAATGCTTCGCGGCGTTCTTCGAGCAGTTCGGAGCGGTCATAGGCTCGCTCGGTTTTGTCTGCAATGCCGTGTGATAGCAATAATTCCCCCACATCGCGGCGGATTTTGTGTTTTTCTCGGAGATATGTTCGGGCAAGGCTTCGGAGGCCGTGGGCGGTTGTGTCTAGTTTCATTTTCCGCCGCAGTTTCAGTCGGACGGTTTCACGGTCTAGCGATTTTGTAAATCCGCTCCCTTCAAATAAATAAATTCCGTTGACGTTGAGTTTGATTGCCTCGTTATAAATTTGCAGCAGTGCCGACGATAAAGGCACGATGTGCGGCCGCGTCTTCATTCGCTCAAGTGGGATTTCCCATGTTTTCTGCTCTAGGTCAATTTCTTTTAGTAGCGTCCCTGCGGCTTCAGACGGCCTTGTCATGCTTAGGAGCTGCCAATAAATCAGTAGGCGCGCTCGTTCGCCAATCCCGTCGGCGGTTTCTAGTTTTTCGATTAAGAGCGGCAGCTCATCATATTTTAAAGACTTAAAGTGTCGCTCTTTTGGCTTGTCGAAAACCTGCTTCCCGATAACAGTCACGGGGTTGCTTTTCAGCGTCCCGTCGGCGACGTAGTAGTCAAACATTAAATTCAAATTCCCCTTGACGCGGCGCAGATATTCCAACACGCCGCGCGCTTCCATTTTTCGGAGCATTTCGACAATCTCGGCCGTCTCGATTGTTCGGATGTCGCGGCCTTTAAAAACTGGAATCGCGTTCAGTTCAAGCGCCGACAAGACTGCTTTCGCATAACGCGGCGCTTTTCCGTTGCCATCTTTGCCGCCCGATCTAGCCCAGCGGTCATACCAAACCGCCAAGCAATTTTCAAAGCGATATTTTGCGGCAACATCATCAGATATGATTTTGGGGTCTTTCCCTTCGCCAATTTTTTTTAATATTTCTTCTCGCCATTGCCTGGCGTCTGCAAGGCCGAATTTTGGAAAAAGTCCCAGCGTCAGCGTGTCTGACTTGCCATCGGTAGGGCGGCGATACTGAAGCCGCCATGATTTCTTTCCCGATGGTAGCACCCAAAGAGCCAGGCCGCCGCCGTCAGGCAGCTTGTACATTTTATCTTTTGCGCGCGCAGCTTTTACTTGTGCCAGCGTCAATGGGGTCACGATTTTGGGCATTTTTAAATCCGTTTTTAGTCGATACCAAATAAAATACCACAAAAAAACAAAAAAGATTTAAACCTTTTTAAAAGCGTTTGATGCGCTTAAATAAATGAAGCCCCTTAAATACTTAATATTTAAGGGGCTTTTTCTGTTTTTGAAAAGTTCGTAAAACTTTTAAAAGTATCTATGGCAGAGAGGAAGGG